CCAAATCGTTGTCAGTGCGGGTGACAATCTTTTCCAACATCGCCACAATCAACTCCTTGAACGCCCTTGAGCGCCACATGGTCATGACCAAAGGCTTGAGGATTAGAAGCATTGGCTTGGCCTAGTTACCCTTAAAGAGTAGCTCTGTTGCGCCATGGCAGAAACACCAGAAGACAACCACGAAAAGGAAGGCATCTGTATGGCAGATGTCGTCAAGGCTTTGGTCCTTGCTTGGAGTGCTGCCCTGCTGACTGCCTCGTATTTGGGGATCTTCCCTCAAATGAAAATGGACAACACCTTCGTCGCATCACTGCTCACAGGTGCGATGGCATCATTCGGCATTGAGCGCAAAAACAACGGAGGAGGCAACAAGAAGCCGACTATCGTTGACAACAAAGACACCAAAGCTGGCATCAAATGACCCGGACACTTTTGGTATTGGGGATCACTTTGGCAGCTGCATTGCCTGCCCAGGCAGACATCACCCACAAGATTCAGTCCTCTATCCAACTTCAGGTAGATGGCGCAGCATCCCAAGCTTCTCGTATTGGCTCAACGCTTAGCGTTAGTGGGAGCAACGTCACTCTCGATACTGCTCCTGTTCTCGGGACTCTCAGTGCTGGTGACGCTGTGGGCTATACACCAGGTGAGTACAGCATCACGACAGCAGGAGATGCCTTCTCTTACAGCGAGTCCTACATCGAAGGCGATGCAACACCAACTGCCACCTCAGTGAGCAGTGGTGTCGTCACAAGTCTGCCAATGCTGGGCAACACAACCACAACTTCAGGCGGTGTTGCTGGAAGCCTTGCTGGCACGATTGCCTCTGATGGCGCAATGACCATCACTGCTGGTGGCGCTGGAACCACTGCAACAGGTCAAGTGGTTCTCAGCATTGAAGTGGACTGATGCGTTGGCTTTTGCTGCTGTTGCTTTCTGCGCCAGCAGCTTGCGCCGTGCCTGTGGTGCCTCAGTTCACTCAGGGCACAATGTCCAGCCACACAGAAACAACCAGCAAGGTCACTGAAACAATCGTCAGTGAAAACTATTCAACGGGGTTTGAATACAGTGCCAGCGGAGTGAACATTGCTCCAGACGGTGCAATCAACCCCGTCTCCAACACAACGGTCAACGGATGGACCTCTTTAGGAGAACGGCCCAACTGGTCAATCGTCAAGCCTGGGGAAGCCTTTCAGTTCGTCGAAAGTCTCAAAGGGCCAGGGCTGTCCAATGTGACAACCATCCAACGCGTGACAGAAATCACAAGCGTTACGGATACGGTTTCATCCTTCTCGGAATAATCAGTACAACACCAGTTAACGCTCAAGACGTTGGCGGCATATCTGCAACCGCAAGCCCAACCGCAACCAGCAGTGGCTCTGTCTCCAATCAAGCGGTGCAGATCCTGCAAGGCTCCGCCATCACCAACACCTACGGCGGGAACATCCAATGCCAAGGCCCGACGCTGACAGTGACGCCATACCTCAACAGAACCAAGTCATGGGGCCTGCCATATGAATACAGCTACCAAGACCCGGTATATGACCTGAGCGATTTGGATGATGACGGCAGGCTGGACAACCCAGGCGACGTGCTGTTTTTCAAGGACACCAGAACCGGGCAGAAAGACAACCACAACTGGAACTTGGGCCTATCCATTCAGGCAACTATCCCGCTGGACCAGGGCCTGCAGCGCAGGTGCAAAGAGGCAGTAGACACGCAGCTGGCACTTCAGCAGCAGTTGCTGGCCAATAAGCGGCTGGACTTTGAGATCAGCAGGCTCAAGCACTGTGGGGAGCTGATGATGAAGGGCATCCGCTTTGCCAAGGGCAGCCCTTATGAAAAGGTGTGCCGTGATGTGCGGGCACACCAACCCCTTCCCCACACCCATTCTATTTCCGTAAGGACCTCTGGAACTTCCTCCGCTCCCTGACGCTTTCTGGTTTCGGTTTTTTGCCGATTGCCTGCTGAAGTTTCTTCGCCAACTTCTTTATCGCCGGCCTGATTGCTTTGAGCAGGATTGGGGTTGCCAAGGCTGCTGACACAGCAATCGCTGATGTCCCTGCAGTGTTGACCGCTTGCGGAATGGTTGGAATCGCCTCAACAATGCGTTGAGTCAGTGGTTTTGATTTGACAGGTGGTTGTTCTGTTGGCGCTGGTGCTGTTGCTGCTGGTGGTTCTTTTTTGGGGAGCTTGACTGGCGGTGGCTTTGCAGCTGGTGGCGGATCTGCAGGCTTTGACCTTGCAGGCTTCACAGGCTGCGGCTCAACCTCAGGCTCCATGTCCATGGGGTTGAAATGAGGCAGCTCAATCACAGGCACACCAATCTCCAGAGTTATTGGTGGCGCTTGCGGTATTGCAACCTGTGGCAGGTCAACAGCCGAGTTAATCTCAGGCACAACGATTTCACGGATTTCCATGAAGGCAGAGCGGTTTACTGCTGGCCAGCTTTGGATTGAACGTAATCGCAGGCGTGAAGGCCCGCCTGTCGTTTACACCGTCATGTCAGGCAAAACTGCCAGGCCATTCACTGAGCCAAAGGCAATCTTGAAATGGGTCAAATGGCCCAAAGGAACGCCAACCGGTGATTCACTGCGGGAATGGCTTGCGTCGTTTGAGCAGGAAGCTGAAGCACCCACGCCAGAACTTGATATGGGAAAAATCAAGGCTGAAGGCTTCGGGCCTGAAGCTCATGATGAGGACCCAACTGCCGAAACTAAAATGGTGACGTGATTGCAGGGCCTGTCTCCGTTGGCAGCTTTGGCATCTGAGGCATCTCAGGAAGAGGCACCTGCTTGAGGATTGTTTGCGTCAGCTCGAGCTTCAGCTTGCTGGCATAGTTTTCCACCATTGATGGAACACGCAGGTAAGCCATCACACCAATGACAGCCAGTGTCGTTGAAATGGTGAAGCCAAGAACACCCAGCAGGTTGTAGACCTTTTGCATATGAAAAAGGCCCCTACAAAGGGGCCACGAAACGTGTGAGGTTCCAACCAGAAGGTAACTCAGAAAGAGAACTTGGCGCCAGTCTTGAAACCAAGGCCCAGCTCATCACCAGTGCCAAACGAAACCTCGCCATAAAGGGGGCCGCCGCTGATGCCAGCCTTGCCAGTGAACTCAACCTCACTTTTGGTGGAGTCAGGGAAAACAGCAGCAGGGCCAGCCTGGATGTAAGCGCCGTTGTCGAAGTCGTAGCCCAGGTGAGTTTCAAGGATTCCAGACCCAGTTCCAGAATCCAAACCAACACCAACATTCAGCTCAGGGTTGACGTACCAATCTGCGCGTGCAGACAGGGGGGCCAAGGCAAGAGCACCAGCGATAGCACCAAAAACAAGACGCTTGATCATTTGGAAGAGAATTAGCGTTTTCCCTGGCCACGATACTTCTTTCGTCCATGGGACGGTTTTGAATGTGATCCATCCCCTTGACGAGTCTTTTTCGGCTTGCTAGGGACAAAGTTTTGCCCGCTAAGTGACTTGGCCATCAGTAGCCGTCAGTTGACTCAAGATTTTGATACTTAAGGGCCAACCCAGTAAACAAACCGTGCTGCGGATGGCTGATCATGTCGCGGCCATCAAGGAAGAACAACTCTTCCAGCCACAGCGTTCTAGCCGTCATAGCCTGCACGTCTTCCGCACCAGGCTTGGCGGCGATCATGGGATCAGGGCGTTGCATTAGATCACCAACCAGAAGGTTTGCCAGACGCCTGAGTCGGCGTGATCTGCTCAGTGATGCGTGCAGCAAGCTGATCCTGAATTTCAGTGACCTTTTCAGCGCCACCGAGCTTGGCCTGCACAGCAGCCACAATCTGATCCTCGGTCAAATCCTCAAAATCGGCCAAGGTGTCAGGACGATCAAGGCCGATGCTTCCGTAAGCGCCTGAGTTGTAGGCGTTGCCCTTAGAGTCGACTTGATCGCTGATTGCGGTCACGGTCCAATGAGCCGTATGTGCAAAACCGTCACTGAGGTCACGGTTAAGATCAGCGATCTTCCAAACGTAGGTGTTAGCCATGCTGAGGTGAAGTCAGAGAGAGTTTACTTAGCCAGCCTCAAGGGCTGCAACTTTGGTTTCTAGGGTTTCAATGCGATCCATAGCTTCCTGGAGTGCCTTAACCGCCTTCATATAAAGAACAGAATAGTTAATCGATTTG